TATAACTCTTTATAGTTATAAATCTCACCATTGCAAATAAGAGCCACATCGTCAATTATAATTGGTTGATTAGACAAATCATTCAAACCATTAATAGCTAAGCGATGAAACCCCAATAAACACTGCAATGCATGTGGCGTAATTTTAGAAAACTCCGGACCTCTGCCTTGACCTTTCATAAATTGATCGTAAATAAATTTTTGCTGAAACAAATTATCATTGTTAAGTAACGCAAATATTCCGCACATGTAGTTTCCTTATTTATTAAGGCTTTTTTTCTTTATATTGATTTTATAGATTTAGAAAAATGTAGCAACCCAAAATAAATTATATTTTAGTATATTAATGACAAGTCAAGAAGGAACGAGAGAGTGTGCCTCTCAAATAACAAATTCTATTAATACGCGAATCTATGATAGAAATATTCCATCTCATATGTTGCAACCTTATTTAAGTGTTAGACCAGTTATGACAAAATATTCTATTATGCCCATAGTTGATCCTAGAGCACCCATTAAAACGCCATTGGTTCAACAGCCAGTATATAGTACGACTGAAGTGTTCAATCCTGGAAACGCTCAAGCTCCGTGGTCTGGTTTTGCCACAAATATTAACACTGAATCTGAATTAAGAAACCAAATTTACGCGCTTCAATCTTGCAGCCAATCTGTGTATGTTCCAAGTTCAAACAGCGACTTGTATAAATTTAATTTCAAGAACGGCAACAACGTGCAACAACCTTTTCCAGGATTATTTCAAAACGAACATTTTAATTCCTTTAACCCAAATCCCGAGAATCTTGGTCAAGGATTATTTCAAAACTGCACTAGACAGCAACTTAAGGATTTAACGCCAAATGATATGTGTGGTGAAAATAAGAAACAAAAAAATAAAAAATAAGCAAAAAGTAAAAAGAAAAAACAATTAAACAGCTTAAAGATGCAACAGCATTTTCTTCAAGATAGTATATAATGACAGAATATTTAATGACAGAATTGACATTAGAATGCTTAATGAACAAAACTCAATATGCAAAGTATATTAGTCAAAGTCAGGGAAAATCAAACAACAAAATTGTAAATAAAAAAGAAAAGAAATTTTATAAAAGGCGCATATTTGATTTAACAAAGCAATTATTAAATAATGAAAAACCCGAAATGATTCTTCCAGATGTTTCTTCTGCATTTGATTCATATGCCAAAGTATGTATTGAGTATTTTAAAGCTTTAGATAAAACTGACATAATTCAGTCGGATTACGATGGATTTATTGATGAATTGGGGACGGGAAGCAATACTTTATCAGAAAGCGAACAAGCTGAACTTAATAAATTATTAATGCGTTCAATTAAAATAACAGAACCAAATGCTCTAGAAAAACTTGTAAAACGAACAACAACAAAAATATGCCAAAAAGCTCCAATTATTCCGATGCAAAAGGATATTAATTTAAAAGATCCATTATTAAAGAATAAAGGTATTCGTAAAAAGAATAATATCAATAATAAATATGAGGATTCCTCAGAGAAAAAAGAAACCGACGAAACAGACAAGACAAAATAGACGTCCTAGTAAAACGCAAAAGAATAAAACTTCATCAAAGAAGCAAACTACTAGAAGAAATAATTTATTTAGAGAAAAAATGATGAAAGAGCTAAAAACGGTAAAATTAAGATGCAGTCCTAAAACGGCTGATAAAAAATACTCTTGTTTAGAGGATGAGACTTTGTATAAATTAAAAGATTTGTGGAATGCTCGTCACACAGATTCTAAAATTGAATCAAATGATGCAAAAGATATTTGGACGCAGTTAAATGGCAAGCTAAGAGGGGTTTGCAATAAAGAATCGTGTTGGTTAAAACAAAAGTTTGTTGAAGGAAAATTAGACAAGGAATTGCATTCATCTTTTGCACCAGTCTCGCCGAAAGAGTGGAGTAAAAATCCAAATGAATGGTTGTCAAGTAATGATATATTAGAGGTTATGAAACAGTATGAAATTAAATACAAGTGCTTTGACTTTATTGGCCCGTCACCTATTGATTTTGACACGCATAAACTATACGGAGAATGTGTTTGGGAGGAATTGTGTCATTTTAACATTGAAGATGAAATTAAAAATAAACGATTCAAAATAGGAATTATATTTAACTTGGATCCCCATTATAAGGGTGGTTCTCACTGGGTGTCCATGTTTGTTAATATAAAAAAAGGTGAGATATTTTTCTTTGACAGCGCAGGCGATAAAGCACCAAAACAAGTTGTAAAATTGGCGAATCGCATTATTAAACAAGGAAAGCAGTTAAAAATTCCAATTAATTTTAAATTTGATCAGAATTATCCCATTGAACATCAATATGGCGACACAGAATGTGGAATTTATTCGTTGTATTTTATTGCTCATATGTTAGAAGATCGCCACGACAGCAAATATTTTAAAACACATGTATTAGACGACAAGTACATGGAACAATTCAGAAAGGTTTATTTTAATAAGGAACTGTAATAACCGGATAAAAGTATATAAATAATACACATTTATTAATTATATACATTAAATTTCTATGACCACCGCGCAAATTAACATAGATTTTATTACAACGGAAAATATTGAAATGCTTTGGGAAATAATTTTAGATGACGTTAAGGATAGAATAAAATCTCAAGAACAGGTTTCTAATGCGAGAGGGTTTTTTATAAACCAAGCGAAAACGTTCTTTGAAAGAGAAAAAATCGTGAAACAAAATTTAATGCAAATGAATAAAAAATTTATAGGGCACATAATGACAAGCTTTAAACAACAACCTCAACAACCACAAAAAATAAACATTTCTAATAAAGAACCGACCAATTTCACTATAGAAGATTTACATGGCGAGAAACTTACTGCATTTGAAAAGTCTCTTGAAGAAAAGAAAAACGACTTTATGAGCGCGATGTCAGTCCCTGTTCCTGAAGCGCCCAAATTCAGTGATGGTGATTTGGATAAACCGATTGGAAGTGCCATGGATGAATTAATTGCGCGAACTCTTGCTCAACGAAATTTTGATATAGAAAATATTCATAAAAGCGCAAATAAAAATGAAGTGGAGAAATGGTTAAAACCCGCAGAAACATCTGTTAAAAATGAAAAAATACAGGAAAACAAAAATTCTAAACTTAAAATGGAACAAAAACAAACGCAATATCAATACGTTCATCAGCAAACGCCGAAGCTAATACAAATTGGTCCGCCTTTGGATAAATCAGAAAAAACTGTAACGTGGGGACCAAATTCCGAATACGAATCTTCTTCAGAGGATTTAAATGGAATCAGTTTGGATATTCGTGAAATTGAATCAGTAAACAAAAATAAACCCATTCAGAATGACATCTTCTCAAAATTGAAGCCTGCAAAAGATTTGCAACCAGACGTAAAGGAAGAATTAAAAAATATACACGAACGCATAAATAGTATAGATGAAAAAATGAATACAATCTTATCTATTATAAATAAAATAAAAATTGATTAGCTTTTTATAAATAATTATAAAGACAAATAATAACAACAATTATGAGAGTTTTAAGAGCTTCATTGATTTATGTGTTAATAACTACACGCGAATGGAGTGTAACTGGTTTTTGGTCACCGTTTAAACATAAAAATAAAAGTCCAATAAAAATTAGCAAGAAAAATGAAATAACCGAAGTAAAGGAAATAACATGGGACGACGGAGAAGTGGCTTGGGAAAATATGCAAGACTACTGCGACAAAAATCAAACATATAATATTGTTAAAAAACGTCCGCTTATAAAGGCGTCTTCTGTGTATAAAACCACCCCACTATACGATGCGATTGAACTGGATCAAACAAAAATAGCGTCAATATCTGCAATTGTTAGAACAACTTACAAGGAGACATTTAACATAAACACTATTATATCAGAATTGGATAGCAAAATTTCAAACCATTACTTGATTATTCCCACAGAAGTTGTTATAATATCCATGTTAACAGGTTTAGCGATTGCTTACAATAAAACAAACGAAACTGAAAAAGACAGACTTGAAAAATTGTATATATTAACTAAACCCGAAGATTATCACATAAAATATGCAAAAATGAAAAGAATAAGCATGACTGTAATTATCATTTTATCGTGTCTAACAACAAGAAATGTTTTACCTGTTGGATAATTTAGTTTCAAATTGCAAAAAAAATTGAAACTAAAATAAGTTTTTTAAATAACTACAAACCACAAATAGCAATACAATAATGAATCTATTTATTCTCTCGTTGAATTTTGCAGAATGCGCCGAAGCCATGTTTGACAAGCACGTGAGCAAAATTATTTTGGAAGCAGTTCAGATGCTTTGTACCGCCATGCAAATTGTTGACGGTGATAATGAAATTTGTTCCAAAATTAAATTATATAAAATTGCTCATAAAAATCATCCGGTAACTATCTGGATGCGAACGTCTCTAGAAAATTATATGTGGGCATTAGACCTAGTTGACGCCATGCATAATGAATGGAAATATCGTTACAGTCACCCACCAGAAAAAATACACAAGTCATATATAATGGCAAAATATTTGAGGGAATATGCGCCAACTGCCGATAAATTCCCTCAAACAGGCTTGACGCCATTTGCTCAGGCAATGCCGGTAGAATGCAAATGTGAAGACGCCATTGAAGCATATCGCAGATACTATCAAACGCCAGAAAAACAAAAAATAGCTTCATGGAAAAAGAGAGAAAAACCCACGTGGTATCAAATACAGAAAAATTAAAACAAAAAATATATATAATATAAATTTGGTACTTACTTTGGTTTATCCTTTTCTAAAGGTGGCTAAATCTTCCTAATAACAACTCCAGCAGGAGTTTGTTCTGCTGTGGCAATTAAAATTGGGTCCACTTGGGCATTCTCCAACGCTCTATGGTAGCTATCCCAGTCATATAAATTTCCACGGGTTTTATCTATTTTACGATAAATATATTTTTTTCCACGGAACTCGTATGGTTTTCCACGCCATTCAATTTGTTTTTTATTTATTTTTGATACAGTGTCCGGTTCTTCCTTTTTATAACTTGGAACATATGAAAATGCGCTAGAAGACGGTTCACCAAATTGCAAGCAATTTAACTGTTCCTTTGCACCGCGCTTTGAATATACAGCGCAATCAATAGACGCCTCTTTTATGGCAGTTATTATCTTAGAGCTCACATCCTCTTTTATAGTTGAAATTTCAAACAACGCTTCATCACTAGTTAATGGTATGTAATCTTCCTTATCTTCCTT